ACTTGACTACCTTGTTCTGTGGGCAATCGAGGAGAGCGTAGTTCTATCAGAAAGGACATTGACCTACAACATCCGACTATTGGCAATGGACAGAGTATTACCGGGCGAAGAGAACGAACAGGAAGTAATGAGCGACACCATCCAAGTTTTACTGGATTTCGTGGCTTACTTTCGGCAGCTTCACACCACAGATTTAAGCATCCAAACGAGCGTTACTCTTGAACCTTTTACCGAGCGATTCGATGACAAGGTGAGCGGACATTCTTGCGTACTTTCAATAACACAACCATACGACTACAACAAGTGTCAAATACCAAACTAAAATGACTGAATCACAGAAACTAATCGGAACACGCGGCTGCAAACTCCTTACAGGAACTGGAGCATTGACAGGCTTAAAAGGCTACGCATTCATCGCTCAAGAGGACACCGTTCTAACCACTTTCGAAGTGGATGGAGTTGATGCCCTTGCCGACTTTGGGCTAACGGGCGCCTTGAAAGCTGGGGCGTACATCGTAGTGCCTTCAGGAGATGCTATCACAGCCATCACCATGTCAAGCGGAAGCGTTATCATATATAACCAATAAGCTATGCCTTCAATTCTAACAAGACCAATAGGCGGTGGAGCTGGCGGAAGTGTAGATGTAACTGCCTATTCAGATGCTGGATACACAACACCGATAACTTCTGCAAGCCGTGGAGACACGATTTATCTACGTGCTGAGAATGTAAGCGGGTTCACGCCTGTAACATACGCCTTTATATTCGTTGCTCTAAGCGGCAATGGAATCTTGATATACGAAGGGGCAAACGATAACACGAGTTGGTCGGTTTCGGGCGGTGTTGGTAATGGCAAGATATACGTACTTGCAACCGATGACGCTTCAGAGCCTAAAAGATGGGCGGGGCAATCCAAGACATTCGAAGTGTTAGGCGATGCTGATGCGTCTGCATGGTTGACCGAGGTAGGTATAACGGACGATGCTACTGTTTACAATGCCACATACGGTGTAACGGGCGCGAACCTTTGGAATTATTTTAATGAATTTTACGCGGAACTGAAAGCGGAAACAGGTCTATACGAAGCGGGGCATTGGATGTATCTTTACATAGGCAATTCAGCAAACATAGCCAAGATTAACCTACTAGATCCACGCGATTTAGATGCTGCGTTTAGGGTTACGTGGAACGGTGGGTGGACATTCAACGATGAAGGTAGAATTAGTAACGGAACTAACACTTATGGCAACACGCATTTCAACGCCAATACGGAATTAGCGGCAAACGATGGGGCTTACTTCATATACAAGCGTTCACAACCAAGCGGAACGAGTAATAGCACTGAGTGGGGCGCAGCTGATTTAGCAACCAAGTTCAATCAATTCACGGCTAAATCAACGCTTGACAGGTCGTTTTATAGTATTGGTAAGAGTGTTCAGGTAGATGGATTGGCTACTTCAATTTTAGATGGGTTTCATTGTATCACACGAGACAACAACGCCAATGTACAAAAGTGGTTCGGAGATGATGGTTCTGTTATAAACACAGACACTTCATCGTGGGTTGGCAACCCAAATTTCAATGAGTACTTAGGCGCAAGAAACAACAGCGGTAGCCCTGTATTTTACTTGGAAAACGGTGCAAAAGTAGCAATGGAAGGACGATTTGATGGATTATCTGACAATCAGGTTGAAGCGTTACGAACTGCAGTAAGAAACTTAATGAGCAATATAGGATGGACAGTGTAAAAGGAGTATTCATAAGCGAAGAAATGGCTAACGATATTCGCGGCAACGAGTTCGTGGCTGGGTGTAAATTCAATCCCGTACAGGATGATGATGGTCGTTGGTTTGTCTCTGAAATAGAAGCGAAGCACTTGGAAGGTGTTGGAAGTGCAGAGCCACTATTTAGATACACTACCGAGCAACGAGTGTTACGGATGCAGCAATTCATTCAGCTTCAATCTGAAAACAGCGCAGAGTGGTTCGCTGAGAATGAAGCGGTTCTGAATAATTGGCTTACTCATGGGGGTGATTTAGATCTAATAGATTGATTTAGTTATTTGGATAAGACATGGATGCAATTTTAGAAGCACTTGCGAGTTACGGAATAGCGGGAATCTTCCTTGCGGTTTTGGTTTATTATTTGAACAAACTAACGGACATTCATCGAGATGAGCGCAAGGAATGGCAAGTAGCGAACGACAAGCACGTTGAGAAGTTCAGCGAAGTTATTTCGGAGAACACTAAGGCATTGGTTGAGATGCGTGGCGAACTAAAAGAGAACCGTTGCAAAATGTAAAGTGGTGCGCTATTGCACCAAAAGAATGTAACTGTAAAGATGGAAACTGCGAAGAAACAACGACCAAACGCGGCAAAGTTAGCCGCAAAAGTGATAAAGGAGTTCGAAGGGTTTGAGTCTAAGCCGTATCTCTGTCCAGCTAACGTACCCACAATTGGCTACGGAAATACCATGTACCCGAATGGCGAAAGGGTAACTATGGATGACCCTGAGATAACTGAAGAACAAGCTACGGAGATGCTGATGGACACCATCAAATCAGTAGAAAAGCAAGTTAAAAACGTGGTGGAGGTCAAACTTCCAGCGCATAAGCTGGCTGCTCTCATTTCATTCACTTACAACGTAGGCATCGGCAACTTTTCAAACTCAACTCTATTGGCTTGGTTAAATTCAAACCCTGAGTTTTCTCGGATTCCTGAGCAGTTCAGGCGATGGAACAAAGGCGGAGGCAAGGTTCTGAACGGTTTAATAAGAAGGCGAGAAGCAGAAATCGAACTTTGGGAAGGGACATCACGATACATTTAGCAAAGGCCTACACACCTTACGTTTTATCTTTTTTGCTGGGCGTTCTTGTAGCTTGGCAAGGTTGCGGAAGCGGTGAAATTGAAACCGTAACCATCGAGAAACCAATCCAAACAACGAAATATGTTGACCGTTGGCGTACTGATACGGTTAGGTTTGTACGTAAGGAAATAGTAACGCGACACGATACTATCTATTCAGAAAAGATAGTTACTCGTTTAGACACATTGTTAAAGGTAGACACGGTTAAGATAGTCGAAGCATGGCTAACTGAGGTCAATTGCTATGATACTACGGTCAATGATGTCCGGGTAAGGTGGCAGAACTATCAGAATGTAACGGAGAACTTAGTCATAAGCCACTTACCTAAGAGGGGAGGGTCAAAATTTTCGCTCGGAGTTCACGGTAACGTGGGCTTGATTTCTGATTTTCAAAGCCAGTATGTACCAATGTTCGGGGTCGGTTTGCACGGGTCAATAAAAAAGACGTACATTAGCGCAAACTACGGCTACAATGGTCAGCACTTTATCGGGGTTGGCGTTGGTCGAACAATTGTAAGTAGATGAATTACTACTATTACCAAGATGAGGCGGTTCGCGCAGAGATAGACGAACTCCTACAGCAGAATGCCACAATCCAAGCTAACTTAGGGACAGAATCCACAGCCGAAGAGCGAGAAGAAGCCAAGCGTAAATGGATGGAACTGGCTAAACAGATAAGGGAAATCGACCCGAAGTTTTACCGAGAACGAATAATGGCACAGCACAGATGAAATTGCTCAACTTTCAAATGCCGCCTGACGGTTTCAAGAGATTATTCTATGACATCGAAACCAGTCCGAACATCGGATTCTTTTGGTCATCAAGTTACAAGGCTAACATACCACACGACAACATCATAAAAGAAAGGGCAGTTATCTGTATCTGTTGGAAGTGGGAGGGTCAAGATGAGGTACATAGCGTTGAGTGGGACGAGGGTTGCGATAAGGCAGCCCTTAAGCGTTTTATGGAGGTTGCTTTAATGGCTGATGAATTGGTTGCACACAACGGTGATAACTTCGACGAGAAGTGGATTCGAACGAGGTGCTTGATTCACGGCATTGAGATGCCGCCAAAGCTTAACAGCTACGACACCTTAAAGAAGGCACGAACGCACTTCAGATTCAATTCAAATCGATTGGATTACTTGGGAAACCTATTCTTCGGAGAAGGGAAAAACCCTATGGGGTTCGGAGATTGGAAAGCTATCTGCCTTGATAACTGCTCGGAGGCGATGGACAAGATGGTAACCTATTGCAAACAGGACGTTAGACTTCTTGAAGATGTGTTTCATAAATTACAGCCATACGTTAACCATAACACACACGTTGGAGCGGCTACTGGCGGAGGTCGTTTCTCTTGCCCTAACTGCGGTTCTGAGAATGTAACACACCAGCGCAAGCGTTACACTATAACGGGCGTTCTTCGGCACACTTTGAAGTGCCATGAGCAATACTGCGGAAAGCATTTCACCATATCCAACAAAGTTTGGGAGGATAAGCTAAAGGATGACTGGGCAAAAAAACAAACCGCATGATAGTATTTCTTTTAACGTCTATTCTGTTCCTGATTCTATTGGTGGTCGGTCTGCTGGTGTATCTTCTTTATGCTGTCCGTGAATTGATAGACACTCAGGAGGTAATCTTCGATGCCTCAGTAAACGCGGAGGAGATATACCACGAGATTCAGATGAATCAAGAGGCGATAATGAACGCCCATTTTCGGCAGAATTGAGTTCAAACGAAAAATATTTTCACTTTTTTTGGTCTAAGTGTTGTGAATATTCAAAAGAATAGTTTTATATTTGGTGCATCATTAACGGTTAAAACAACAGAACCATGAACCATTTACAATTCGAACTTACAATGTCTAACGAGCAGATACCAGCGTTCATTCGGTTGGTTGCTCGCAAAGCACTCACTGACCTACGTAATGGAGGAGGAACTACTCATGTGGAACCGTTCATCTTTTGGCAACTGATAAAACACTCAGGAGCAGAGGCAGTCAAGTCAGGTCTTTATACCTTTGTCCGAGTGGTCAACGATGAGAATTTTGTTGACATTCAAACTTTAAATTCGTAAATTCAAACCTTTAATAATCATCAAAAACAGAACGATGACAGAAACACAGAAAGAGAGGCTTCAAAACCTCGCAAAAGAGAACGGTCTAAACAAAGACCACTTCTTCAAATCACCGCAAGGGTTCGTAATCATAACCCGACAAGGCATTGAGCGCATTCAAGCGCAAAGAGGCATCCGTGTAAATTACGATGTGGTTAGCTTATCCGATGACCTGAAGCACGTAGTTATCAAAGCTACTGGCGAGATGTCTAACAGTAACGGTTTGCCCGTTACAATGGAGACATTTGGAGAGTCAGTACCTGACAACACGCGGCAAAAGTACCCAGTTGCAATGGCTGAGAAACGCGCACTCTCAAGAGTAGTGTTAAAACTGTCAGGACTTTACGAAGTCGGAGTATTTGGAGAAG